AGCACCATGATGTCTTGTGTGACGCGGCGAATACGCTGAGCCGGATTTGCAATATGCTGGGCGTGTGAGGGCTGACCCCATGAAGATTCCGGAAAGTGTACGCATTGGTGGGGTGGAGTATGCTATCAAGTACGAGCCGAATTTGCGGCTGGGTAATGACCTGTGCTATGGGCTTTGCAAGTACGATGACAGCGAAATCGTCCTATCTACCACCGATGGAACGGGGCATCAGCGTCGGTGCCAGACCCTGTGGCATGAGATCCTCCACGGCATTCGCAATCACGCCGGTCTGGCCATTGAGAACGAGGAGGAAGTGGTGGAGATGTTCGCCAAGGGGATTTATCAGGTACTGCAGGACAATGGAGCGAGGTTGTTTGATTTGAAGACGGAGTAGGAGGTAGGGAGGTTATGGGCAAGTTTAGGGTCAGCTTGAAGGTCAGGTGCTTATACTACGACGGAGAGCGAAATCAAGAGATATTCTGCAAGGGGCTGATGGACAACTCCAGAATCCATCAGGGTTTCGCCCATCCGGGGCTGATGGACACCTGCAAAGAGCGGTTTTGCGAAACACAGAACTGGCAGGATTGCCCGATAGCAAGAATGTTGGCATCAGAGGGCATTGAGCCTGACAAATAACAGAGGACAGGAGGTCGTATCGGCCTCCTGTTTTTTGCGGCTTGGTGGGAGTGGACGAGCGATGCTCGCCCCTACAAAAAGAAATATCTTATATCTCATATCTCGTATCTTATATCTCAAGTTAGGGGGGGCTTTTTTTATTTTCTCAGTTCACTAAAATGTTTTATATATCAAATCTGCAGGAGATTTTTGCCTTGCGCCGGCGGCGGTTGAGTAGATGACACCCTCTCAGTCACCGCCTTCGGCGGTGCCAGCTCTCCCAGAGGGAGAGCCAAGGCGACTTTGCTGTTGGTGGGATGACATTAGCGATTTTTAACTTTCAATTTCTAACTTAACGGGGGGAGGCTTGTGGATTGGCAAAAGATCAAAACAGAGTACATCACTACGGATACCAGCTACCGCAAGCTGGCCCATAAATATGGGGTCGATCAGGCTACCGTTGCCCGTAGGGCAAAGAAGGAAGGCTGGCGTGACAGCAAGCAACAGCACGACAGCGACGTGCAAGCAAAAATCATAAAATCCCTGGAGGCTCAACAGGTCAATCGGGCCAGTCGACTGCGCAATGTGGCGGACAAGCTGCTGGGCAAGGTGGAGGGGCTTCTGGATGAGGAGCTGGACTCTCAGTCCATGAAGCACATCTCCGGCGTTCTCAAGGACATCAAGGATATCCAGATGATTCGCTCCGATGCGGATATGCGGGAACAGGAGGCGAGGATTGCCAATCTGCAACGGCAGGCGGAGAAGGACGAGAAGAAGGACAACAAAATCACGGTGGTTTTGGAAGGGGCGCTGAAGGATTATGCCCAGTGAGAATGAACTGGTATTATCCATGCCTGTCCCCAACGAAAAGCAGGAGCTGGCCTTTCGGGAGCAGCACCGGTATGTAGGCTACGGCGGCGCTCGAGGTGGCGGAAAGAGTTGGTTTGTCCGGTGGAAGGCCATTCTGCTGGCGCTATTTTTCCCCGGCATCAAGATTCTGATTACCCGTAAGACCTATCGGGAACTGCTGAACAACCACATTGTGCCACTGCTGGCGTTGCTGAGAGGTATCGCGGTATACAACAAAAGCGATAAGTGCTTTACCTTCCGGAATGGCTCCACAATCTGGTTTGGTTACTGTGCCAATGATGGAGATTTAGGGCAATATCAGGGCGCTGAGTACGATATCTGGTTCGCCGATGAGGCTGGACAGTTTCTGGAGCACTGGATTGTGACCATTGATGCCTGTGTCCGTGGTGCCAACGATTTCCCGAAGCGTACCTATTTCACACTGAACCCCGGTGGGCCAAGCCACGGCTACTTCAAACGGCTATTCATCGACAAGCGGTACACCGAGGATGAGTATCCGGAGGATTACGCCTTTATTCAGGCACTTGTCACCGACAATGTAGCACTGCTGAAAGCACAGCCCAACTACAAGCGCAGTCTGGAAAAGCTGCCCCCTAAGATTCGGGCGGCGTGGCTCGATGGACGGTGGGATGTGTATGAGGGGCAGTTCTTTGAGGACTTTTTTGACAAGCCGGAGCATTACGGCGACCGGCAGTGGACACACGTCATTGATCCCTTCGAGATTCCGGATGGCTGGAAGATATACCGCTCCTTCGACTGGGGCTACAACAAGCCCTTCTCCTGTGGCTGGTGGGCGGTGGACTACGATGGCGTGGTATACCGGATACTGGAGCTGTATGGCTGCACTCAGACTCCCAACGAGGGCGTGAAATGGACACCGCCGCAGGTGTTTGCAAAGATCCATGAAATCGAGAGGGAGCATCGGTGGCTGGCTGGTAAGAAGATTCTTGGTATTGCGGATCCGGCTATCTGGGATGCAGAGACCGGTGAGAGTATCGCCGATGTGGCATCCCGACATCAGGTGTACTTCACCCCCGGCGACCACAAGCGGATACCCGGCTGGATGCAGGTCCATTACCGGCTGGCTTTCGATGACAACGGATTCCCGATGATGTATGTATTTTCAAACTGCAAGGCGTTTATCCGCACGATGCCACTTTTACAGTACGACGAGCACAAGCCGGAGGACTTAGATACCGATGGCGAGGACCATGTGGCGGATGAGGTGCGCTACTTCTGTATGTCCAGACCCATCAAACCGGCCCATGCAGCGGCTCCGGATGGATATGGAAGTACACCAATGGCAATGTTTCTGGATATTCCCAAGGAGGATATCAGGAGCAGGCCGAAACGGATGAGGATGGAGATAATTGATGGATAACACGATGCAATCGAATATGCAGCCTGGGGTATCTCCTGAAGGGGCGGTGGATGGTTTTCAGGCGCTGAGGAAGGCAATCGGGCCGGAGCAGGTGCGCAAGGCCAATCAGGTCTTTCGGGATTACAAGGCTGGCAAAAAGGCTTTGGAGGAACGGGTAATCCAGAATGAGCAATGGTTCAAGCTACGGCACTGGGAGTACCTGAGAAAGCAGGAGGACAAGGATCAGGTGGAGCCGGTATCGGCTTGGCTATTCAATTCCCTTGCGAACAAGCATGCTGACGCTATGGACAATTTCCCAAGTCCCAATTTTCTGCCCAGGCAGAAAGATGACCAGGAGCAGGCGCAGATGCTTTCATCCATCGTGCCGGTGATTCTCCAGCAGAATGAATTTGAGGAGTCCTACGACACCGAGGCCGGGGACAAGTTCAAGGAAGGTACCGGCGTATATGGGGTTTTCTGGGACAGCAGTAAGCTCAATGGGTTGGGCGACATCAGCGTGGAGCCGGCGGACATCTTGTCCCTGTTCTGGGAACCGGGTGTCACCGACATCCAGAAAAGCCGGAATTTCTTCAGCGTGATGCTGGAGGACAACGATGTGCTGATTGCTCAATACCCTCAGCTGGATGGAAAACTTGGTTCTACTGCATCAGAGCTGAGCCAGTACATCCGGGAGGACAACGTAGACACTAACAAGAACAAGAGCATGGTGGTGGACTGGTACTACAAGAAGCGCGTGGGCAATCGGACGGTGCTGCATCTTTGCAAGTATGTGGGCGAGGAGGTGCTGTTCGCCAGCGAAAATGAGCCGGACAAGTACCCCGATGGCTGGTATGAGCATGGGCTGTATCCCTTCGTATTTGATCCGCTGTTCAAGGTCAAAGGCAGCCCCTGCGGCTTCGGCTACATTGACGTTGCTAAGAGCGCTCAGGAGTACATCGACCGTGGCAATCAAGGCATTATGGAGAACGTGCTGGAGAATGCCAGCCCCCGTTATTTCTACCGTGAGGATGGCGCTGTCAACGCCAAGCAATTCCTCGACCGCAAGCAGAAGCTCGTCAAGGTGGACGGCAATATGGGGCAGGACAGCCTGCTGCCGATACAGAGCAAGCCACTGCCAGAGTCCGTGATCGCGGTGGTGAATAACAAGATTGAGGAGCTGAAGGAGGTCACCGGCAACCGGGATGTTTCCACCGGTGGAACCACCGCCGGCGCAACAGCCGCATCGGCGATCGCCGCTATGCAGGAGGCTGGCAGCAAGCTCAGTCGGGACAGCAATAAGGCATCCTATCGGGCATTCCGGAAGGTCTGCAAGATGATTACGGAGCTGATTCGGCAGTTCTATGAGTTGCCCCGTTATTTCCGAATCCTCGGAGCGGATGGAGCAGAGCAGTTTGTCAAGTTTAGCAATCAGGGCATTCGCCCTCAGCATCAAGGCGTGGTGGCAGGCGTGGACATGGGCTATCGGGTGCCGGAGTTCGACATCGAGATCACCGCCCAGAAGCAAAGCCCCTACTCCAAGATGGCGCAAAATGAGATGGCCCTCCAGTTCTATGGACACGGATTCTTTAATCCCCAGCTGGCGGATCAGGCACTGGCCTGTCTGGACATGATGGACTTCGACCGAAAACAGTTCGTCGCTCAGAAGATTGCCGCCAACGGTGGGATGTATCAGCAGATGATGGCGATGCAGCAGCAAATGCTGATGATGGCCCAGCGGCTGGATATGCACGAGGGAACCAACATGGCGCAGCAGATGGCTGCCTCCATGGGCGGTGTACCACTGCCCGGTGGTGGAAATGCCGACCTTTCTCAGACGGAAGGGCTGGGCGGTAAAGCCGGTATAGGAGAGCATCACTCCACGAAGAACGCACGACAGCGTGTGGCAGAGTCCACCGCTCCCACGTAGCAAAAAAAGCTGTCATTCTGAGCGAAGGGCGT